TGTTGGTTACGTCGAAGGCCAAGGCGAAGTCGGAGAGATTCATATCCCTGAGAGGGGTGCGGAAGTTCTCGGCGTGGCCGTCACTGGCCGTGACACTGGAAAGAATCCGCGCGAAGTCAAGCTGTGGGTAGACGGCGCCTGGGTCGAATACTACGGCGACTGGATCGCCTGCCTGAGTAAGGAAGTCGAAGAGGAAGTCGAAGAGGAAGTCGAAGAGGAAGTCGAAGAGGAAGTCGAAGAGGAAGTCGAAGAGGAAGTAGAAGAGGAAGTAGAAGAGGAAGTAGAAGAGGAAGTAGAAGAGGACGTCGACGATGAGGAGGACGACCGTGAGGAAGTGGGGGAGGCCGTCCGTTGGGAAGAGGACAAACAAGCAGACGAAGAAGCCTACGACTACGGACGCGAAAAAGACGAAGACTTTATGGAATAAGATGAATGAGTAACGAAATCCTAGCCCAATTGAGAGAGTCTATTGCCGAGGGGCTGCAAAGCCAGACCCTAGACAAATGCTCCCGGTGGGCCACTCACAGACGCATCATGGGCGGGGATTTCTCAGGGCCTTATGGATACAAGTATCATCCGTGGGTAAGAGACCTACATGACTCCAAAGCCACTTATAACACCGCTATGAAGGCTGCCCAAATGGGCATAACCGAAGTAGCCATTAACGTCGCATTTTATACAATCGACGTGGCAAAGAAGGACGTACTGTATGTTCTCCCGACGGAGAAAAACTCAAGTGACTTTGCTAAAGGCAGATTTAACGTCGCCTTAATGTATAGTCCTTACTTGAAACGCATTTTCACTGATACGAACACCATAGCCTTGAAACAAGCTGGCGGGGTAACGCTCTACATTCGTGGGAGCAGGGGCGACTCGAACCTAAAGTCAGTAGCAGTCTCGGTGTTGATACTTGACGAACTTGATGAAATGGACCAGAAGCAAGTCTGGCTCGCTTTGGAAAGGTTATCTGGTCAGCTTGAGAAGTCGGTCTGGGCTATTTCCACTCCGACAGTTCCGAAGTACGGCATCCACAAGCTGTTCTTACAAGGGACCCAAGAGCATTACAGATTCAAGTGCCCCGTGTGTGGCAGGATGACAGAGTTGACTTGGCCTGATTGCTTTGAGGTTCGCGGCGAAAGCATCACTGACCCACGGATTGGCGAGAGTTTTCTAAAGTGCAAAGAGTGTAAGAAGAAGCTCGAACACTTAGATAAGCCAATCTACCTCGCTAAAGGAATCTGGGAACCAACAAGTAATAATGACCCTGACCACCGCTCTTGGTACATAAATCAGTTGTATTCCTTCACCGTGAAGCCTAAAGACATTGCGATGGCGTACTTCCGAGGCCTTTCCGACGACGCGGCCCAGTGCGAGTTTCACAACTCCAAGCTGGGCTCGCCTTTCATCGCGGATGGTGGTCAAGTAACAGACGTCGAGTTGGAAAACTGCTTCAAGAATTATTCCAAGCGGGACACTGTCATCCGTCCGAAAGTGGGTGGGAACCGACTCATAACGATGGGCGTTGACCAGGGCAAGTTGAACCACGTAGTTGTTGCCGAGTTCTTTACTACTGATGGCTATGGGTATGACATTAACGCCATTTCAACGGCGAAGGTGCTGTGGGAAGGCCATGTGCCCGGCGACGACTTCACTGAGTTGGATAGGTTGATGCGTGAGTGGCAAGTGTTGGGGTGCGTGATCGACGCTGATCCACAAATCAACGATGCCCGCCGATTCGCCAGACGTTTTCACGGTTATGTTCACCTGTGCCGCTATCGGAAGGGCCAGAGTGGTAAGGAAATGTCCATTACAGAGGAAGAGGGTGGGGCACCAATAGCCACAGTCGACAGGACAAATTGGCTTGACGCGACACTCGGTCGCTTCTATAGTGACCGCATACAGTTGCCAGCGGACACCAGCTTGGAGTTCCGCACCCACATGAAGAATCTTGTGCGGACGTATGAGAGGGACGAAAACAACAATCCCAAAGCCGCGTATATATCAACGGGCCCCGATCACTTGGCCCACGCGTTGAACTACGCGGAGATAGCCCTACCGCTCGCGGCGAGCATCGTAACTGGGCGAGACATTGGCAGATTTCTCTAATGCAGGTGAGTAAATGGCTGAAAATAAGTTTAGCATAGTTGATCTCAGACACCCGTCGATTGCCTTCCAATCTGGCTTCTGGGCAGATTGGCGCGATGCCTATAACGGCGGCGACTACTATGTGGAGCAAAATCTGATAAAGTTTACAGATAGGGAAGATCAGACGGATTTTCTCAATCGTCGAGACATTACTCCGATACCGGCCTATGCCAAAGCTGCTGTAAACGATATTAGAAACTCTGTCTTCCAGAGAATGTGTGACGTTACCCGTCAAGGCGGGAGTGATAAATACAGGCGTGCCGTATCAGGCGAACTTGGTGGTGTCGACATGAAAGGCACCAGCATGAACGCCTTCATTGGTATGGACATACTCACCGAGTTGCTTGTAATGGGTAGGGTGGGTGTATTTATTGACGCCCCTCAAGCTGAGGGCGCGACCCTCGCCGACGTCAACGGCATGCGACCTTACCTGTATCGCTACCGTATAGAAGACATTCTTTCATGGGCATGCACAAAGCCGGAGGAGCCCAATGTATTTCAAGCCGTTATGTTGCGTGACAAGGGTTTGTCGTATGGCTGCGAAGAATTGGAAGCTGTTGACCTCCCGACCGGTGAGTATGAGCGATACCGCCTCATGTGGATCGACAAGGATACTGGATTCGTCAACGTACAGTTCTACAGCACCGTTGGTGCGCCAATAGAGTCGGACGGCACACCGCAACCCTTCGAGAAACCGACAGTTCTTGGATTGCGGAGCATACCATTTGTCATACTGGATGTCGGCGACAGTCTTCTGAAAGACATAACCAGACACCAGAAGGCGTTACTTAACCTCGCGTCCAGTGACGTGAGTTACGCCCTGAGAGCTAACTTCCCGTTCTACGTTGAGCAACAGGATATGCGAGCGGTGGGCGACCACTTGAAGAATGAGGTGAGTGAGGACGGCTCAGCCATGGCGGGCGGGCAAGGGGCCAAGGATAAACAAATGTCGGTTGGCCCGACTCACGGCCGCATCTACGATATTAAGGCGGATTCACCTGGGTTTATACACCCTTCGTCCGAGCCGTTGAAAGCGTCCATGGAGCTTCAAGAGAAGCTGGAGGACGACATTCGCAAGTTAGTGAACTTGGCTGTGCAGAACAAGACAGGTCGCAGAGCCTCCTCCGCTGAGGCTGCAAAGCTGAGCGATCAAGGCCTTGAAGCGGGACTGTCATTCATCGGTCTTGTTCTGGAGCAGGGCGAGCGGAACATCGCTACGCACTGGGCTTCCTATGAGGAGCGGCAGGTAAGCAAACGCCAAATTGCTACGGTCAAGTACCCTGATCGCTATAGTTTGAAGAGTGACGCCGACCGGGTGGATGAGGCTGACAAACTTTCGGAGCTTATGTTTACCGTGCCCGGGAAAACTGTGAAGAAAGAGCTGGCCAAGGGCATCGCTGCGGCGTTGCTAGGTGGCAAGATCAGCGTCGACTCCCTGGAGAAAATCTTCAAAGAAATTGAGGCGGCTGACTACACCACGAGTGACCCAGACATTATCATACGGTCAAATGAAGCTGGACTCGTAGGGGATGAAACCGCGTCAGAGGCTCTAGGCTTTGGACCAGAGGAGTTCAAGAAAGCCCGCGAAGACCATGCAAAGAGGGTAGGGAGACTCTTGGCAGCACAGAGTAGCGGACAGGAAGTGGCCGGGGAGAATCCAGGTGCCAGAGGGGTGCCCGATCTGGCCACCGGGTCGAGCGAAGGCGTGGAGGAGCGGGCGAGAGCTACTGAAACTACGCTAAGCGAGTCTAAGAGGAAACCAGTTCGCGGAAAAGGTAAGCAAGGAGCCGAATAATGTTTGAACACTATGGCACCCTTCAAGAGGCGAACACATACTTTGATAACCGTCTCCACGAACAGGCGTGGTATGATTCACCGGCCAGTGACCGACCAAAGGCCTTGATTAAGGCTTCGCAGATTATTGATAACTTGAATTACAAGGGCGAAAAAGCCGCTGTAGTTGAAATACTATATGATGAAGACTGGAATGAAGTTGACGTCACCGATGAGGAACTTCGTGATGCGAACCTGTCGCAACCTTTGGAGTTTCCCCGGGGTGAGGACACAGAGGTTCCGGATTCAATACTGATTGCCTGCTGGGAGGTTGCCTACGCCTTGTTGGACGGGGTAGACCCAGACCTAGATGTTGAGAACCTTGGCGTTTCAAGCCAAGGGTATGCGTCGATCCGTACCACCTACGCGCGGAGTCAAGCGCAAGTAGAGCATTTAATGCACGGCATCCCAAGCGCAACCGCTTGGAGATACCTGATGCCCTTCCTGCGTGACGCTGGTAAGATTAAACTAAGTAGGGTTGATTAAGGAGAGTTCGATGATGGAGAGTATCCGAGAATTGCTTTACAGTTTCCCCATGGTTGCGTGCTTTGAAGGTGAAGAGGGCGGCGATGGTGGTGATGGTGGTGGTGGTGGTGGCGATGGTGGCGACGGTGGTGGGGGCGACGGCCCTAGTATCCAAGACCGGGCCAATGAGCTTGAGAGTGCCGCAAAGGCGGCTGAGCAAGAGTCTCAGATGAAAGCCGCAGAAGCCCGCGAAGCTGCTGCGGAGGCCGCATTGGCTAGGGAGAAGTCGTTTAATCAAGATGACGTTAATAAGTTCCTCGCCGAAGACCGCCGGAGACACACCGACAAGTACAGCAAGTTGGAACAGACTTACAAGACTATGCTGGCTGACAAGAATCTCGCCACTGAGCAGCGAGGCAAGTTGGAATCGGAGTTGCAAGACTTGCAAAAGACGTTCCGCACAAAAGCTCAGCAGGCTGACTACGAGCGCAAGCAAGTAGAAGAGCAACTCACCGTTGAAATGGCTGGCTACAAAGAGTCCGCCGTCAAGTGGGAAAGCATGTATAAAGACTCTGCAATCCAGAGATCATTGCAGGATGCCGCTATTGGCGGAGAAGCCTTCAACCCGCTACAAATTGTTAACTTGCTACGGGCCGACACCACCATGCGCCCCGCACTGGACGCCGAAGGTGTTGAGATTCCTGACGAAATGATCCCGATGATTGACTTCCGTGACAAGGATGACGTCACCGGGGAAAGTGTAACTACTCTACGCTCCCCCCAAGAAGCTGTACAGCGAATGAAGGAGATGCCTGAGCAATTTGGCAACCTTTTCCGTGCAAACGTTGTAAGTGGAATTGGAGCGGGTGCCGCTACTGGTGGCGTAACATCAGGTGAAGGTGGTCGTGTTGACGTTTCTAAACTGACTCCTGAGCAGTACCGTAGAATGCGCAAGGAAAACCCGGAAGCCCTTGGCCTACGACGTCCGCGCTAACGACCCAGAGAACGGGGAATCGTTCGTAATTGTAAGTAGCCGCCCTGTGTAGGGCAGCACGGAACCTGCCCTCGAAAGGGCATAAGAAAAACACTGGAGTACCTTATGAATCTTTTGTATTCGACCCCGACGGTCGCTTGCTTCGCAAACGACAACGACGCGCTGATTCCCGAGCTTTGGGCCCAGGAAGGTTTGGCCATTCTCGAAGAGAACATGGTCATGGCTCGCCTCGTTCACCGCGACTTTAGTAACGAAATTGCAAACTTCGGCGACGTCGTAAATACGCGGCGTCCCTCCGAGTTCACGACCCGACGTAAGACTGACTCGGACGACGTGGACAACCAAGATGCCGTGGCGACCAACGTGCAGGTCCCGCTTGACCAGCATGTTTACGTGTCGTTCACCATCAAGGACGGTGAAGCCACTAAGTCCTTCCAGGATTTGGTTGACATCTATCTGCAACCCGCCGCGATGCAAGTCGCTCGGACGATTGACCGGATTCTGCTTGGTCAGACCCCCCGGTTCCTCACCAACAACGTTGGTAGCTTGATGGAAATGTCGTCCTCCAACGCCAAGAATTATATTCTTGACTGCCGAGAGAAGATGAACGTCAACAAGGCCTATGCCGGTGGACGGAACCTCGTTCTTTCGCCTCAGTCTGAGACTGAAATGTTGAAGACTGAGTTGTTCATCGCCGCTAATCAGCGTGGCGACGACGGCTCGGCCCTTGAGGAAGCACGCCTCGGGCGTCTCCTCGGTTTTGATACCTACATGGATCAGAACACCCCGGCCATCACCAAGTCCGTAACGGTGGATTACCAAGACGGTTTGGTTGACGCCGCTGAGGTTATTGGCGAGACCGAAAGTATCGCTATCACGCTTAGCACGAACTACGTGGCCACCGTTGGTGAGTTCATTTGGTTTGAAGGCGAAGGCAAGCCGCATGTGATTACCGTCGCCGCGAGCGATGCGAATACGACCAACAGCGTTAATATCGCTGAGGGTCTGAGTGTCGCGATCTCGCTCAACGCCGTCTGCACGGTCTTCAAGGCCTGTGACACGGGCGTGAACTATGCCGCTGGCTACGCCAAGGGCATCGTCCTGACGAATTACACGGCCACCAAGCCTCCGGTGACGGGTCAACTGTTGGCGTTTGGTACTGGCACGACTCGCCATACCTACACCATCATCGAAGCCTACACCGATGGCAGCGATTACACGATCTATCTGGATCGTCCGTTGGACACCGCTGTGACCCTGGGCGCGAACGTCGCGTTCCCCGGCCCCTCTGGTGCCATGAACCTCGCGTTCCATCGCAACGCACTGGCTCTCGTGTCGCGACCCCTGGCTCTGCCGAACACCGCCCTTGGTGTCCGTGCCAGCGTCGGCGTGTTTAACGACATTGCCATGCGAGCCTCGATGCAGTACAACATTACCTCCCAGGGTACTATTGTAACGCTTGACCTCCTGTGCGGCGTAGCTGTGCTGGATACCGATCTCGCGTGCGTCCTGCTTGGCTGATCCTTGTTAACTGTGAATCGGGGCGAGAACGCCTCGCCCCGATTCTTTACTTGAAGGAGTCAAGCATGAATGGAATGTGGTTTGATTGGGGCCTTATCCTTCAAGAAATGGGTCCAATAGCTGGCGTTATTGTTTTCTTCATCTGGCGTGATTGGAAACGGGAAGGCCGGTTAGTGGAGCGGGTTGAAAAACTTGAAGATTACCAAAAAGAAACTTTAGCCCATCTCGTAGAGAAGGGCATCGCAGCCCTTACTCAGAGTTCAGAGATGCTTAAATGGGTCGGACGAATGAACGAGCGTGTTCCGTCCGAATGCCCGTATTTCGGACCGCCTAACCAAGAAGTCCCAAGGTCAATGGAATAACAAAATGGCTAACGAGAATAGGACGCTAAATAGATTTATCCGACGCACCTTATACAGTCTGAAAAGACAGTATGGGAGCAGGGTTGATATATACAAACTCGTTGGCGTGAACACCGACTATGAAACTGGTGTAAAAACTGTGGTCAAGACAGTGGAAGTTGTGCGAAAGTGCATCGTACTTCCGGTCAAGATTGCCAGGGAAGTCTCCAAGACCATATCCCAAATCTCGTCTAACAAGATGTTTGTCTACGGTGGCACCTACGACGCTGGTACTCGAATGTTCATCGTGGACACACGGGACATGCCCAAGGACTTCGAGTTTACCAACGACGATTGGATTGTATACAACAGCAGACGCTATGACATTAAGACAATCGAAGAGTTTGAGCAACGCACTGCGTGGACGATTGTCGCAAAAGAAGTATCTGGAGTCAGACCTGAGCAAGTCTTGTTTGCTCACGTAACAGACCAGTTATCTATGTCTCAAGAAGTAACAACGTCGTAAACCGGAGAATGCTTTATGGCCACTACATTAGACAAGGACCTCGCACGGTGGGTTTTTGCTTCTATCGCTGTGTACTTTCAAAGCATCGCTACCGGGCTTAGTTTACCGCTTCTGGTCGAAGGTATTGACGAACGCGATCCAGACACGATGCGGGTGGACCACGCTGAACTTAGAGTCAACGGTCCCTTCGTCAAAGAGGTTAGCCACAACTGCTGGCGAACCTGGACAGACATTAACATTCTCCTCACGGACAGGATGAAAATGTCACAAGAGGACGCATACGGAATAATGCGAATAGGCGGGGCGTTCGAGTCAGCAATGAACGAGCGAATCCCGATCTACAAACTCGGCCCTGGTGCCGGTGATGATGACTCACTGCTTGGCTGCCTCACGATGAGGAAAGGTCGAAGCGAGTCTGTCAAACTATTCCACTTCGGCCAGATAAACTCGACCGATCGGATACGCCAATCGGTAATAGACGGTCGCTACGAAATGTATCTGGAAATGGTGTAACATGCTTTGGTGTCTCTACACAATTACGAATCAAGTCAATGGCAAGCAGTATATTGGTATCTCCAGTAGAGTTGCTCGTCGATGGATTGAACACAAGAGTGGACATGGCTCAAAGCTTGTTTACCAAGCTATTAAGAAGTACGGTCTCGACGCCTTGAAGTTTGATATTTTCTGCGAAGGGTGTGAAGAAGATATTAAGAAGCTCGAAGTCGCAATGATTGAGACGTGTAACACCCTGGCTCCCAACGGTTACAACCTCACCCTTGGTGGTGAGGGGTCATTGGGTTGGAAGCCTAGTAAGGAGACACGTCGTAAGATGAGTGCTGCTCACAGCGGTGAAGGCAATGCCATGTTCGGCAAGAAGCACAGCGAGGAAACTCGTCGTAAGCTTAGTGAGAAAGCTAAAGGCCGTAAAAATCCTAGTCGGAATCTAATGAACTTAGAATGTACCGGCGCGGCCAACCCCCGAGCAAGGCGTGTCCTTGTTGAGGGTGTGGAGTATGGTTGCATGAAGGATGCAGCCGAAGCTATTGGAATTAAGCCATCTACATTACGACAGCGAATGACCCGATGGGAAAAGCGCGCAGCTGGCCTCCCGTCCGGATGGCGTTACTTAGACATTTGAAAATCTTTTGCAAAGGAGAAATACATGGCCAGGCTGGAACTTCGAGACACCACCATCTATTTTCAAGATGGACTCAGCGGATCGGCAACGATCAATGAAGCAACCCCGGGAGCGACGGATACTACTGCTAATATCCTCTCCCCTGTGTTGAACACCGAGACCACGAATCTTGTCCCTGTTGGGGCACGCTTCACTGTCAATACTGTAAACAACGTGACCACGTATACGGTCACGGCGAGAACGCCTACGTCTACTGGTCCCACGACCGACATTACTTTCTCGCCTGCGTGGGGTGCTGAAACCCCAGCGAATACGGACGTCATCACCTTTATCCCTCAACGACTTGAGA